GACGGCTCGATTGGCGGAGCTTCACTATGTAGCCCCAGCGGCGTTTGCTGGGCGGAGCTCAGAGGTCCGATCCTCGATCACGAAAGCTCCGCTTTGTTCCTCGGCAGGTCGGACTTTATATTATAACTCCGCTTTGTTTCCTCACTTTGACATCGCCATAATTATTTTAACGCTGTCAATAAGTGAGCCTTGATACTTTTATGTCTCAAGCACGCTTTTGGATCTTAACTATCCCTCATGCCGATTTCACACCATACCTCCCGCCAAACGTTAACCACATCTCCGGCCAACTCGAACGAGGAACTGGTCTTAACCAATACCTCCACTGGCAGATCGTTGTTTCCTTCGCTCGAAAGATTCGCCTCGGAGGAGTCAAATCCATTTTTGGGGACTCCTGCCACGCCGAACCAACACGATCAGATGCAGCACGAAAGTATGTTCACAAGAAAGATACGCGAGTTGATGGAACCGGATTTGAACTCGGGACTTTACCAATCCGACGAGGTGAGTCTTGCGATTGGGAAGCCGTACGGGAAAACGCAAAACGTGGACGGATGGACGATATCCCGGCAGATATTTTCTGTAGATTGTACGGGAACCTCAAACGAATCGCAGTCGATAATATGGCGCCTATTGGATTGGAACGAACGATTAACGTGTATTGGGGCCGCACTGGGACAGGCAAATCTCGACGAGCCTGGGCAGAAGCGGGTATGGACGCTTTCCCTAAAGATCCTCGCACCAAATTTTGGGACGGTTACCGCAGTCATCGACACGTTGTTATCGACGAGTTCCGCGGTGGAATTGATGTCGCACACCTCTTACGATGGTTCGATCGATACCCCGTTGTTGTCGAAGTCAAAGGTTCGAGTGTGGTACTTGCCGCAGAAACCGTATGGATCACCAGCAATCTCGACCCACGACAATGGTATCCTGATTTAGACGAGGAAACTTTAGCTGCATTACTACGTCGTTTAAACATTACACATTTTACGATTTAATAAAATTTTATTTTACAAATCTTTACGTAGTCAATGGTGTTATAAACGATGGAACTTCAGTTATTTCTGCAGTATCAGTATTACGGGGAAACGTAAACATAACCCCTACACGCTGATTCAATTCAAGTCCTACTTGAGGTGATGAATCAGCTGCAGAAACAGTTAACATTTTTTCTAACGCAAAAAAACAATACTTGCCAAACTTATGTTGTACATGAACATCTTTGGCTAAAGATGTACTTGCACCAAAAAACAAACTTTTAAAAAAATCTAAATTACGTACGCGATACGTTGCCAACAACGAATTTGTCTTAACTTCACCTGGATTTAACAACGCCTTATTATGTTTAGGCATCGGAGTAAACAATTGTGGCAATGGAGGTTCACGCAACCATAATGCACCAGCAGGCGGAGCATATGCAATTAATCCTGAACTGCATCCTGCAGTAATAGATTTTCCTGTACCAGCACCAGCATTCGCACGTGCAAATACACCATTGCCTTTTCCATGATAAAACTTACCATATAACGGTTGATTAGCAATATTTTCTGATGAATTATTATCTTCGTCTGTACCTGTAGCCAAGGTACGATTCTGTACTTTTAAATCAGACTTAACCATCACATGAACTATAGAATTTCGATAATCTTGTTTACATAATTCCAAATTTGGAATTTCAATTTTAGCTTCCAAAATTGGAAAAAATCTTTGTTCATCATTAGCATTGTTGAATAAAATATTAGTAAATTGACTAGCAAACGATCCAGCAATTTGGTTTAACGTTAATCCTCCGGTAAACGCAACAGTAACAAATTGATTAGCAATGTCGGTATTATACGTATACTCAATTGTCATAGATCCACCAGAACCAGGGCTTTCAGTTTCAATATCTTCAATCTGAACACCGCCCTTACGAAATATATGTATCACAATCGCCCTCATATAAACTGTTAACATCAAATAAGTATTTGCATGCGTCGAATGTCCAAAATAAATCGCATTAGTATTAACAGTGCCTGTTAATACACATCCATGCTCTTTCGTGGTAACACAACCTTTCCTTGTATATTTGAGCCAAATATTTTTAGGTGAACGTTTGGTAGCACGAAATTTTCCTGCCGCAACACCTTTCTGTTCACTATAACTTCGACCTTTCGTACGCTTTTTAGCATTACGAAATTGCGTTATAGGATCATCTTTGGCCGCTGCATATGCCATACTCGCTAATTTTTGGGCTGCCATTGATACCAATCGCGGCCCATACTTACGAGAAGCAGCAAGCCCAGCACTAACAAGGATATCACGGCCAGAACGCATTTTCTTGTTAGGGGCGTAAGTGGTATAACCACCGGTGCGTTTTCGAACAACCGACATTTACAACACGTCGCAATTTTTTTAAATTTAAATTAAAAAAATATATTTTCGCCTTATATAATAGAGAGGAGCCAATGAGCCGTCTTACTGTAAGTAATACTA